GCGGTAAGCTGCAAAAAGTAATCATCAATGTATTCAATTTTTTTAGGCTTGTTGCTTTGTTTGAAGTCTAAAATACTTTGGTCACCATCATGCATGCCAACGCAGTCTGTGGTTCCTGCATACAATTCAGGATAATAAAGAGGAACTTCGGATCCCCATACTTCTGTGATCTTGGGAAACCCTTCGGCAATCACAGTCTTGGCCATCAAAAGACTTTGCTGTGCATAGGGATTGCTGACAGATTCTTTGAGTTGTTCGCCTTTGATATAGTTCTCAAGATAGGTATGCATCCTGGTGCCGCGATTGGCAGCTTCGGTTGTTATTTCTTGAGCTTTTTTCTCTCCAACACGCCGCTTCCAGTTTGCTAATGCAATTCGGCTTTCTGCGGGTTTGGTTGCGTCTAGGATTGTAGTAACGCTGGCAACTCGATCGCCAGCTGGTGTAACATAATGTCTTTTACCGTTTACTACTTCACGATTGATGGGTGTGTATTTGAATTTTTCGATTAACATATATATCAGTAAACAGTATGTATAGTAACATACTAAAATCGTATATGCAACCTGAATTGCGAGGTTAACGCTTGGATGCTGCTCGTTTGGCCATTTTGTCCACAGTCTTTTCAGGACCTGATATGGAGTCAGAGCTGCCTGAATCACTGTCTGAGCCTGTGATACCATTGTTGATATCCAGGTCTGGATCGTCATATGCTGTGCTGGCAGATTTGATGAACACTGTTTTGGCGCCACCTTCGTCATCTTTGACACTGGCAATTAGATTTTTTACAGTGTCACTTTTTTCGTAGATAGATTTCAACGAATCCACGTTAAACATTTCTGAACCAGGCAAGTTACGAACCATGTTGACCAATGCCCGTAGGCTGATCTTGGGCTCTTCGCCTGTGTCCTGAAAGCGGTTCCTAACCGATTCAAGTGAATCAATTAGATTGTTCTCAGAGTAATTGGGAGACTCCAAGTTTTCAACAATAAATTCACAAGCTCGCATTAACGCTTTTCTCTACCAACTGGTTCGGTTCCGCCGCTGGCAGCATCACTGGCAGCAAAAGTATCCATTGAATCCATATCAAAGTCACTGCCTGGCATACCAGCTGGGCCACCTGGCAATGGCATACCGCCGCCCATGCCACCACCCATGCCACCGACTTCTTCGCCAGCCAATTGGCGTGCGCTGTTGTCAGCTGTTTCGCGAGCTTGTGACAAAGTACCAGCCAAGTCAGTCAACAACTGACCCATGCTGTTCTTGAACTGGTCAGCATTAGGTGCACCCATTTGATCACGAATGGTATCAATCAATGCAGGCAGTTGTTCCACTTGCATTTTGCTGATTTTTTCAACCATATCTTGAAGGCTATCAACAATGTCTTTGGCAGCAAGAATAGCTTCGCTCTTGCCTAACTCGCCTTCCATGAGATTGCGGTTTTCGCCTAGCCAAGCATTTATGCTTTCACGTACCATAAGCAATTCCATATACTTGGGATTCTTTTCAGCAGTGTGGACGCCATAGCTGTGTCGAATTCGGTTCAAGTTTTCTGATATTGTGTTGCTTAGGTTTAATGCTTTGCCGTAGCTTAGACGACTAAAGTCGATACCAAAGCCAAAGCGGCTGTTCATAAGAGTATTCATCTTACTCGAAGATGCTATAGGGTTAATGTCTTTCAGGTTCATAGTTGGGTAATTCCTAGAATTTAATATATTTAGCCGATTTCAAACTTTTCTCTAATAGATTTTTACTATTGGTAAGCTTTTGCAATGATTCTTGGTATCTTACCAAGAAAAGATCAGTTTTATGTGTATTTTTCTTTTTGATCGCTTGTTGGTATCTGAAATAATACTGTTCTGTTTTTAATGTCAAACGACCCACTTGTTCGTCATCTTGTAAAATTCTGTATGCACGAGTGCAATTGTTTGTTTGAGAATATACAGCATAACATACCGCAGCCAATTTATTAAAGAATATGAATTCTTGGTCGCCGTAACGATAAATTAAACGCCACCAACGGTTGTCAATTTGTTCTAAAAAATAATTTCCAATGACATAACCTTTGTTGGGCACTTTTATAATCAATGGTGTTTGATGACCTTTGCTGGTTTGCTCCATCAACCGGGCTAATTCGTCGTGCGACCATTTTTTTAGATAATCAACAGCGTTGTTGACTGCCTGCTCAACGGTTGATATGTCTATAGAATTCGATTTTGCCATTGTTGTTTTTTCTAATTAAAGCACCTTTGTTGACCAACTGAGCAGCAATATACTGCTCTCTGAGATCCAACTCGCTTTTGATGATTGATGTGTCCTCTACAAATTTGGCCAATACATCAGCTTCTTCGTTGCTGATGGGCATTTGCAGGTTGTTGATTAATTCTACTATTTTCATACTTTGTTGAATAGTGTAACAATTAGCGTGATCATTCCAGCTGTCAGCACTCCAAATATTGTAGTACCAATTGCTATAAGCTGTTTACTGGTTTTGTCTCCAGTTCCGGCCAACGATTCTCGAATAAACAATATATGGGTCTCCAATGTCCTTACTTCGTTTCCTAGATTGTCAATTTTGACCTGAAGTGAACTGTATCGTTCTGCTAGAGTGTTATAACGTTCCGCACATAATTCGACGTGCGCTTCAAGACTTTTTTTCTCAATCTCGGTAGACATAGACTCTTTCCTTTGTTTTGTGATATTGGTTTTTCTGACCATAATACTATTTAACCAAATTAAAAAGAAACTTTAAAATACAAATTTTTTAGTATACCGGTGGTATAAAAAACAGGATCCAACAAATCAGCTGTTTCTGTTAAACCTGTTATGACAGGTACTTCGTTAAAATCTTGTTCTAGGAATCTAGTAGGGTATTCGTCAGTGCCAAACACATGACAATGTTCTACAAAAAACATAAATTTCCAACAGCGTTGACTATCTCTGTAGTAAGATCCAAACTCATGTCCCGACAATGATACTGCCTTGGGATTTCTAGGACTTATTACATCAATCAGTTGCGTTCGCAGACCAATGGTCTGCATTACTGTTTCCCAGTTGCGCTGCTGGTTACGTTCAATAGCCAAGTCGGCACTGGGCCTGAGTACTCCGGTGTTTGTGACGTCTACCAACGTGTACCCTGAAAACCATACGCCCAAATTGCTCATCAAAATATTTATAGCAACAAACAATCGGCCGTAAAAAAGCCCTGCTATTAGCAGGGCTTTTACCTTGACAGGGTTTGATTACTTGGCTGGGAAGTAAGCAACTGCTGCCGATGTAACACCAGTTACGCCACCAAAGTTTGAACCAACTGCTGGTGCTGGACCTTCAGTGATGATGGTTACACTATCAGTTACACCAGTAGCAAACACGCCATCAGCAGTGTCAACACCGATTGCAGTAACAGAAGCTGTTTGGTGAATAACTGTAACTACAGCATCCAACTCAGCTTGTGTCATGTTTGACTTGGAGAAAGATGTCAAAGCAATCTGACGTCCAACTGCACTGAAACCTTCTGTCTTACCATTAACTCTTGTAAATACGGCCATGATATATTTCCTTTTCTATATGTTTACGCTTTCTTCGCGTATGTAATTATTTATCAAACTGACAAAATTTAATGCTGTTTAGAAAAATGTGCAATACCAAAGTTGGGGTTGATCAACTTGATCAGGCCCAAGCTGGTGGGAAATACCATGCCCTCGCCACCAGGGCCAGCTGCGGTTCGTTGATTAAAACCCTGTATTTGAGATTCGTAGGCATTGACAATGGCAACTTTGGATTTGAATATGGCATTCCAAATATTATACAGTGCGTCAAGTCCGGCTTTGTTTTTGGCCATATACCCTGACTCTCCGTCACCAATAAGATTGTTGTATTGCTTGTTGTTGGCATTGACCTTCAACCAGTCGTTGATGGTGTCTTTGGTTTGCTGTGTTCTGATTTGATTGAGATATTTGCCCAATAGGCCTCGGGCCACATTATCCAGTCCTGCCAAGAAAGCATCTGACAATTGACCTTTGGTTGAAATCACTGTCTCTGCATCCCTTACTGTTTTTAATAATTGCTGTGCAGCTGGCAATTGGAATGTCTGATCCACATTGGGTGGCACAACTGCAACATTGCTGACGTTGCTCAGGCCGGTTTTGCCATCCCAGGGTCGGCCATCAAATTCGTGAACCACAATCAGTCCAACTTTGTTGGACATCAGTTTGCCCAAGTATGAATTTGCCGACACTGTGTATTCTACTGTAGTTGGTGAAAATACAAAAGAACTGCCAGTGGGTTTACATCCTGCAGGAT